CTGCAGGCCGTGCTGCACGAAGCCACCGGCAAGCTGATGGCCTTCTACAGCGATAACACCGAAGCCAGCGCCACCCTGGCGGCCATTCAGGCCGGCCTGGAGGAACTGGCCTGGCACCGGGGCAACGTGCAGCAGCACGCCCACCCACAGCTCGAACTGGGAGACACACCATGAGTTCAACGTTTGACTTCGCCCGCTTCCGGGCGGTGATCGCCGGCCTACATCACGCACTGCAGAACACCGACTGTGCCGAGCAGGCTCGCGCCGCGCTGCTGCTGCAAACCGCTAATCCTGCGCACAGCTACGACCTGATGCAGTTCATGAACAACCTGGCCTGCGAGGTGGATGGCTTCGACCAGGCGCTCATGCATGACCTCGATCTGCATACCGAGGAGAACGGCCATGGCCACTAAACCTACGGCTTCGGCCTTGAAGGTGTTCTCCGTTCTGGACGTGCTGCTGCGCCACTTCGCCAATGGCCTGAGCAACACCGAGCTGGCCAAGGCCACCGGCTTCAGCGAGAGCTTCATCACCCGCGCCATCGTCACCCTGGAGGAGGCCGGCTACGCCGAGCGCATCCCCGGTACGGAGCGCATCCGTCCTTCGCACCGTTTCGCCCAGCACGCGGTGGCCATCATGCGCTCGCTGGATGATGCCCGCGCTCGTGTCGATGAAGCGATGGCCCGCATGACCACTAAACCGTAAGGAACCCACATGGCACGCATATCCCGAACCACTGCTACCGAAGGCACCGTCGTGACCGACACTGACACCCCTGAACTGCCAGCTGCCGCCGAGGCCGCTAATCTGCTGGCCGCTGTGCAGGCGGATTACAGCGATGAGCGCGACCTGGTCAACCAGCTGCTCGGTCAGGCGCAGATGGCCGATGCCATTTCACAATTTAGCCGAACGGTTCGGCTTACCAAACTCGCCTATGTGCGTGAAAACAAGCTCTATCGGGCTCTTGCCGGAAAGCAGATGCCGAACGGTTCGGCATTGAAAGGGACATGGGAGGAGTTCTGCACACTGCTTGGATACTCCAAGGACAAAGTCGATCTGGATCTTCAGAACCTCCATGCTTTCGGTGAGGAAGCCCTCGAATCCATGTCCCGCATGGGCATCGGCTACCGCGAGCTGCGCCAGTACCGCCGCCTGCCCGAGGATCAGAAGGCTGCGCTGATCGAGGTGGCCAAGTCCGGCGACAAGGAGTCCTTCGTCGAGCTGGCCGAGGAGATCATCTCCAAGCACGCCGCCGAGAAGGCTGAGTTGCAGAAGAAACTGGACGATGTCCAGGGCGACTACGACGCCCTGTCCAAGGTCGAGGCCGACACCAGCAAGAAGCTGCGCGCAGCCCGATTGGACATGGAGAAGCTGCAGCTGCGCACCGCACCCTGGAGCGAGAAGGTCGCCCCCTTCCAGGAAGAGATCGCCAAGCGCCAGGTCATCATCGACGAGTCCATGGGCCGCCACCTGCAGGCTGTCGAGGCGCTGGACGCCTGGTGGCTGGGCGAGGTTGCCAACCAGCCGGACTACGACCCTGAGTCCCAGAGCGAGATGCCCCTGGAGGTTCGCACCGTCCTGGTCGAGCTGCACGACGCCATCAACCGTTCTGCCCACCTGATCGCAGCAGCGCGCCATGAACTCTACACCCGCTTCGGCCACGAGCTGACTCAGGCCCAGCAGCACCTGCTGCAACTGGATGAAGAACAGGCCTGATGAGCGCCAAGGGAGTGGTCGACATGGCAATCACGCCAGATATCCGCGAGTACCTGACCGAGCTGGCTCGCAAGCTGGACGCGGCCGGTCACGGCCAACGCGGCCCGCTGATGGAGTCCGCCCAGGAGTTCCTGGGCTGGGCCCCGGCCACTATCTACCGCCAGCTGAAGGCGGCCTGCGGCTGGACTGCAGGTCGTAAGACGCGAGCGGACAAGGGCTCAACCTCGGTACCAGCCCAGTCGCTGGAAATGCTCGGCGCCCTGCAGCGCGAGAGCCTGCGGGAGAACGGCAAGCAGACGCTGTTCACCACCACCGCGCGCTCGATCCTGGAGCAGAACGGCATCCACCTCGGTGTGAGCAACACCCAGCTGAATCGCCTGATCGCGGCGCGCAGCCTGAACATCGCCAGCCAGCGCAAGGTCAGCCCGGTGCAGGCGCAGCGCGCGCCGCACCCGAACTACCTGCACGAGATCGACCCCTCGCTGTGCCTGGTGTACTACCTCAAGGGGCGCCAGTACATCATGCGCGACAGCGAGTTCTACAAGAACAAGCTGGACAACTACGCCAAGGTGAAGCTGAAGGTCTGGCGCTACGTGTGCTACGACCGCGCCAGCGGCGCCCTGGTGGTGTGGTACTGCGAGGCGGCGGGCGAGAACCAGCACGCGCTGTTCGACTTCCTGATGTATGCCTGGGGCAAGCAGGAAGGTCGCCTGGTGCATGGGGTGCCGCTGTTCCTGCTATGGGACAAGGGCTCGGCCAACACCAGCAGCGCGATCAAGAACCTGCTCAAGCACCTGGAAGTGGATCCTCTGGAGCACGAGGCCGGCAACGCCCGCGCCAAGGGTGGCGTCGAGGGCGGCAACAACATCGTTGAGACCCAGTTCGAGAGCCGCCTGCGCTTCCAGCCGGTGGACGATATCGCCGAGCTGAACGCCGCCGCCCAGGCCTGGGCCGAGGCCTACAACGCCAACCTGATCCCAGGGCAGGACACCCGCCTGCGCCGTGCAGGAATGGTCGAGCCGGTGGCGCGCTACGACCTCTGGCAACTGATCCGTGCCGAGCAGCTGCGCCTGCTGCCGGAGGTGGCCGTGTGCCGCGCACTGATGACCAGCCGCGAGCAGGAGCGCACCGTGCGCCCGGATCTGACCATCAGCTTCAAGCACCAGAACGCCGAGCAGTCCCTGCAGTACGACCTGCGCGGCCTCGACGGCATCGTGGTGGGCGGCAAGGTCAGCGTGCGCGGCCTGGCCTACGGCGACTGTGCCATCCAGGTGGAGTCCCCGCGCTATGACGGCGAGCTGCTGATCTACCGGGTGGAGCCGATCCGTGGCTATGACGTGTTCGGCCAGCGCCTGGACGCGGCAATCCCTGGCCAGGAATACAAGTCGCTGCCGGAGACCGCCATCGAGCAGGCCGCCAAGGCCATGGACGAACTGGCCTACCCGGAGCAGGACGCCAAGGCCGCCCGCGCCAAGAACGTCACCCCGTTCGGCGGTCAGCTCGACACCCACGAGCACCTCAAGAAGATCGAGCACCCGGCCTACCTCACGCGCCAGGGCAACACCATCGACACCCCGGAGCACCTGCGCGCCGACCTGCCGAAGCTATCTCCCCTGGAGGCCATGCAGCGCGTCGCCAAGGCCATCGGCCGGAATCTCACCGCCCAGGAAAACACCTGGCTGCGCAACACCTTCAAGGAGGGCGTGCCTGAAGACCAGGTCAGCGCCCTGATCGAACAGTTCACCCGGCCGGCAGCACCTGTCCCGGCCAACAAAGTCACCGGCCTGCGGGCCGTTTAAGGAGCACGTCATGCAGCAGCAGATGATGAAGTTGAAGCGTGTGATGTGGCAGCTCGACATCTCTCAGCGGGAGATGGCCGAAGCCGTCATCAAGCCGAACGGCGACCCCATCAGCCAGTCCACCATGGCCCAGCTGGTCAACCACGGCCTGTGGCCCAAGAGCCTGGAGCGCCAGCCTCTTGAACGTCAGATCACCACGCTTCTGTTCGCCCGAGGGGCGAACGATGACCACATTCGCGACCTGTTCGTGATGGAAGAAGCCGATGCAGCGCCAGTCTTGGTCGGCCGCGCTGCATCGGTGCCCCGCAATGCCAACAGCAAAGAGAGCGACTACATGCTACTACGAAAAAACACGCTGAACCGCCAGGCCAAGGATCACTTCCGCCTGCCCTGCGACCCGTTCACCGACGAGATGCAGAGCGAGCAGGACGTGTTCCTGTCCGATGACATCCGCTACGTGCGCCAGGCCATCCGCCAGACGGCCAAGCATGGCGGCATGTTGGCGGTGGTGGGTGAATCCGGCGCGGGCAAATCGACCCTGCGCCAGGATCTGGTGGAGTGGATCCTCGACACCCGCGAGCCGATCACCGTGATCGAGCCCTACGTGCTCGGCGTGGAAGACGACAACGTCAAGGGCAAGACGCTCAAGGCCCTGGACATTACCGGCGCGATCATTCGTTGCATCGACCCGAGCGTGAAACCGCGCCGCAGCCAGGAAGATCGCTCGCGACAAATGCACGAGCTGCTGCTGGCCAGCGCCCAGGCCGGTCGCCGCCACGTGGTGATCATCGAGGAGGCGCACAGCCTACCCATCACCACCCTGAAGCACCTCAAGCGCTTCTACGAGCTGCAGGCCGGCTTCAAGAAGCTGCTGGCCTTCATCCTGATTGGCCAGACCGAGCTGGGCGACAAGCTCAGCGAGTACAACCCGGCGGTGCGCGAGGTGGTACAGCGCTGCGAGCTGATCCGCCTGAAGCCCCTGGACAACCACGTCGAGGCGTACCTCAAGCACAAGTTCGCGCGGATCGAGGTGGACTACCAGGAGATCTTCGAGCCCAGCGCCTTCGAGGAAATCCGCAACCGTCTGCGCATGTCCCTGACTGGCGGTCGCGGCGCGGCGCGCGAGGTGAAGACGATCTCCCTGTGCTACCCGCTGGCGGTGAACAACCTGGTCTCCGGTGCGATGAACCTGGCGGTCAAGCTGCACGAGACCAAGGTCACCGGCGAGCTGGTGGTGGCTTCCCTGCGCGATGAGGATGTGTGAGATGGGCGCCGTGCTCGCCATGTTCCCGGTAGCACCCAAGCAGGCACCGGCCTGCACGGTACTGACCGAGGATTTCGCCAACCGGCTGAGCGCACTCAACTCCCTGAACCGTGATCTGCGC